CCGCCAGTCGCGACCTTTCTTGACACGATACCAGCCGGCAGCGAACCAACTTTTGCTTTTGGCTGTTTTGGTGTAGATTGGTAGTTTTTGCGGAATGTCCCAGATAGGATTGTACATGCGCCCACTCACTAGATAACCGTAAACTGCATTGGCCGGAGCCGTTGGTTTTTGTTTTTTGGGAGTCGATTCAAAATGAATGTTAACTCGTTGTTCAAGCATTCGAATAGTTTTGTACTGCGCTATCTGATTGCGGATTTTAACTTGATAACCACCGGCGCAGGCTTCTACATTGCCAACCTTGCGATCGTTTTCTTTTAAAATCCAATACTGTTTGTCTACTACAGGTAAGGCTATTAATGTCATTGTTTTTGACTCCTTAATTTTTTTCTACATTCTTCTTTCATTGCCGGTGTGTAGTCTGGGGAAATTTCTGCAATGCGACAATCATATACAGTTTCTTTTGGCGATACATCATGTATACCGTATAAGAGTGCAATCAATGCCGTTGCCAATAGTACTAGTATCGGCCATATCAATAAATGTTCTTTAAGGGTTGTTATGATAATACTCCTTGGTAAGTTTGATTCATCCAACGACCAAAAGACTCGGCATTTTCACTGCACTTGTTAAGTTCGTACTTGCCACAAAACTGCATAAAACGCACACCAACTTGTCCAATATCTTTATGACTTACTTGCTCACGAATACAAGAATCCACTACTTGTTTAATTTCATCCGGCTGTGCTGTTAGATCGATTAACGCACGATTGCGTTCGTAATCGTCTAACACACGATGCTCAACACCGTCTGGGTCGGTCCATCTTTGCAACATAAGGTTGTTCCAACTGTAACCTTTTTTATCCTTGTCAGAAAACGCTTCTTGTAAGCCGACTTTGTTTTTGGTACCTTTTGTCCGAACACCAGGGAATGCCGAGAAGACATTGTCGCTCGAGTCGCCGCGCATACACTTCTCGAAGAGAAGCCACTGCGGATTAGGAATTGTCTTAGGCTCTTTTGTTTTCTTGTCGATAATTGGTTTACCTTTGGCATCAAAGATTCCTTCTATAGTGTGTAATTCGTCTGTAATTCCGTTATACTGCTTGACATTTTGTGCTAATAATTGAACAAAGTCAGTATCGCTTGAAATTACTACATGTTCATCTTGGGGGTGTAAAGCAATCCAGCGGGCAATAATATCATCGCCTTCTGCTGTAGGGCATCTAATGACTGAGCAATTAGTCCTTTCAGACAAGTATTTAGTCAAGTTATCATAGGTTTCCCAAAACATCTTGTCTTCTTCGGCCTGCTCTTCGGTTAGAGCCGCACGGGCTACAGCACGATTGTTTTTATAGGGTTTATACATGTCCTTACGCCAGCTTCTGCCTTCTAAGGCAAATACCACATGGTCCGCTTCAAATCTGCGGGCCATTTTATTGGCGGCCATTAAGGTAATGTGCAAGGCAAACCCAATTTTTTCCCAAGTATCGCTTGCACGAAAAGCGCCATGCCTGGCACGGAAGAACAAATTTGCGGTATCGATTAAGACATATTTCATACTACAAGTATAACAGATATTGTGCAATATGTCAAATAAATTTGTGTTTGATAATGTAATTTAACATATAACGGCTCCACCAAGAGTGCCCGTCTTTACCAAAATGCCAAGATTTCGGCGATACAGTATTGATACCGGCAGCACGGATTTGTGCATTATAAGTCATAGCAGGATCATAGGGTCCGATGTAGTTGGCACCCCAATCATATCGATTTTGACTTTTAGAAAAATCATTGTTGCCATTAAAAAAAATGTGGGCTATATTTTGTTCTGCCAACTCCTGATGGAATTGCCAAATTTGATCATGTGCCTCCTGGGTCTTTTGTTGCCAGTTGATATCAATTATATAGTTACGATACCGTTCCGCGGCAGTTGCTGGTACCTGGTCGATTCCACTGCCGTTTACCTGATAATAGATTCCATCAATCAACCATTCTTCTCGCTCCCAGGTCGACCATTGGATAACAACTAATTTTTGTGAGTTAGAATTGTTAGACAACCATTTTCTTGTGGTGCGCAGGATTCTGGTATTGGATGATGCACTTTCGGCATCACAGTGGAATCCGGTATTTAGAGCAAGACTCAATAGTTTGCCCCAACTGTGTGCCAAATTTTCAGGATGTGGTAGTCGCCCTAGATGTATTAATTTTGATTCATCATGAGCAAACGCATGGTTATTGACTGCTTCCGCGGCAGCAGTATGGCTGTCACCATTGGCATATAAAATCATATCAGTATAGCTCTTCTATTTTTTTTATTATAATTTTAGCCCAATTTTGATTTGACTTTTCACCAAAGTGTGTACCGTCTGTTCCATGATCTTCACATAATTTTAACATGTCGGGTATAAATTCTTTAAAATCTGATAGATAATATTCGGTTAGGTGCAACGAAACATTTTTATTTTGGTTGCCCCCCGACCCACCTAAATTAAAAAATACAAATTTTAATTCTTTTTCTCGGGCATAGTTAATAAACTGTTTAATTCTTTCGTATAACTCATGAAACAATCGTTTGTCGTTAAATAATAGTACTTCATGTCGAGATAAATCTGTTAACTTATATGTACAAACAGCTTGTTGTGTGTCGTCATAAAATCTGACTCGGCTTAAGTCACTCAATTGCAAAACCAATATTTGATTTTTTAGAAAATCAGTATTTGCCAACAGATTGAAATTATTAAAATTTCCAATAATGTTAACATGTTTTTTAGTTCGCTCGAGTCGCGAAACTATTAGTGGTTCTTTGTTAAAATAATTAGCTAAGATTGATGTGTAGGACAATGATTCGTTGAGCCATGGCCCACCGGTAGTATGACTACATCCATAAAACAATATTTGATTTTTGTTGGTTATTATTGATTGTTGTTTAATTTTTATAGGATCAACATCAATATTTTGGTGTTTTTTTAAAATAGTAAGGTATTCATAATCATCATTACAAGTAGGGTGTGATCCATTTTCCCATATAATCTGTATATTTTTTGATGCCAGTAATTTAAATTTGTCTATAGACAAAGATGCATAATCACTAAAAAATACTTGATCACTTAGAATCGATGTTTCAACATTATCATCGGATAAGAGACTATTATTCAATGATAGCTTATTTGCTGTTTTTTTATTGTTTTCTAAATCCGGCCCAAAGATTAAAATCATTTTTTGTTAAGTAATTTAATGGTTTCAGATTCTACTACACGCCTGCGTAAACCCGAACTAGAGAAAGAGTGATCTCGTCCATTGTATACAATTTCTATACCCCGTTGGCCGCATTCTTTTTTTCCTGAAAATTCGGTATGTTCGTATTCTATACCTAAAATTCTCACATCAATTGGCAGGATCAACAACAAGTCTATCAGATCTTGTTCGGTAGAATACACAACAACTTCGTCCACATAACGACAAGCGGCCAACTGGATTTGTCGTTCTACAATACTTTGGATCGGTCGGTTTTTGGTATCTGGGCGATCAACAGTTGGATCGGTCTGTAGGCCAGCTATCAAATAATCACAGTGATTTTTTGCTTCGGACAACATAGAAATATGTCCGGCATGTGGACCTAGATCAAAGGTGCTAAATGTGATACCAATCCTTTTACCTTCATCTTTTAATTTTCTAATATGATTGAATATCATGAAACTTCACTACGCCCGTCACCTAGATTGCGAGTTTTTACCACGCGATCACGCTCGGGATTCATGGCCTGCTCTTGTTCCCAGGTTTCCAGCACAACATTGCGGCACACAGCAGTAAACCAACGATCCACAATGTCAGCATCGCTATCATTTTTGTCCATCATGTAACCATGACGCACCAGGTCAGCCACAAATTTTTCATTCCAATCCAATTCAAATGCACCAGCACTGATGTTTTCAGGATCCACATCCATGCTGATGATATTGACCCAGGCCTCGCCTCGTTCAGTGGCCAGTTCTTTTTCAGTTTTGACCGGACTTTTTTTGGGTCGTGGCTCGGACTTGACTTCGGGTTTCTTTTTTTTGAAACGATCAAGGAATTTCATATTAGTCTCGCGTATTACCGTAGTGAATAACTGTGATGCCATCTCCGCTGGTCAGTTTGCGCCACGGGTCTACAATAATACTGCCCGAAGCAATGGCACAGTAGGGTTGTGTATCCTTTTGATCACCGGTATACTCATAAGTGATCTTGCGGTTATGTGCCCATAAAAACACTGCTGGACCTGTGACATCAGCAACCACTTCGCTTGGATCATCCGCCAGTGGATCTACATAAACCACAGGCATGCCGGCCTCTTTGACATAGAAACCAACCAGGGTTGAATAACTGCCAATGCAGTATTCCACATCGGGCTTGTAGGCCTTGCCGTGAATTACAACGGGCAAGTTGTTGGCTCTAGCTTGATCAATCAAAAACAACGCCAAGTTCCGTGCTTGTATTTCTCTGGCATGCATTACCGTATCAAACAGGTCGTAGCCAATGTTGTATTCTTTGGCCAACCAACGCAGAGCAATATTGTCTCTTGGATGGCAAGCACCTGCATCGCCCATGCCGGCTGTCATGTATTTAGGACCCATGATACGCATGGTACTACGAGCCAGGGCATTGGTAACCACATCCACATTGATATTGCCAATACGCAAGGCAAAGTCTTGAATCATGTTGACCAGTCCAACTTTGGCACTAATAAATGTGTTGTAGAAAATCTTGATTGATTCACATTCGTCCCAGGTACCAATTTCATAGCGTGGGTCGTTGTTCATGATAGTTTTGTACAGGTCAATCAATTCGCCAGCTACACCACTTAGTGCACCGTCTTCTGTGCCAATAATAACCATTTCAGGATTGGCCATATCCCATTTGACTGAACCCATGGCAATCAAGTATGGGTTATAAAGGAATTGATGTTTGGGATCCAACAAGGTAATAAATTTACGGCGTGTGGTGCCTGGCAATACCGTACTAATTAACACAACCTTTTTACTGGTCTTGGCGTACTGGTTAACTTTGTTGATAGCATCAATAACAGCATCGTGACCAAAGTCTCGTGGTTCCATATGACTCGAAGGAACACTTCCGTCGTAGCCTTCTGAGTGCGGTGTTGGCACAGCAATAAAAATCCAGTCGCTTTGATCGACCAATTCCTCAATATCGCATACCTTTACAGAGTCGCTGACTCGTGGTGCAATGTCGTAACCACGAACTTCGTGTTTTTCTGCCATAACTTCGGCACAATCAAGTCCGAGTTTGCCAATGCCAATGAATCCAATTTTTTCCATGTTAGTCCTTGAATAATATACGCTTATTAATTACGTACTATAATTTATCGTGTTTTCACGACCTTGTCTAAATTTTTGTTAGCGTTTGAATACCGGAATAGGATTCATCTTATGCAGACTGCGGGCCTGTATAGCACGAAACTTTTCTAGATTAGCTACCAGCTCGGGTGCTGTAGAGTGTATTTCGCCTAGATCCATACGCATAGCAACTTCTAAATCAGCGTAGGTCAGCCCTAGTTGATCTTCGTCGGTGCGTCCATCATCCCATAGGCCATCTGTGGGAGCCGCATTGATAATGTCTTCAAGTACGCCTAGTTCGCGACCCATTTGCCATACTTCAGTCTTGTAGCAGTCAGCAATGGGACTGATATCTACACCACCATCGCCGTACTTGGTATAGAAGCCTACGCCAAAATCTTCTACTTTATTACCAGTTCCTACTACCAATCCACCAACGCTTTGGGCAATTTGATACAAGGTAACCATGCGTAGTCGGCTACGACTGTTGGCAAATCCTAATAGATTATTGTAGGTAGCAAGACGATTTTCAAACTCATCAAAGGTGGTAGTCAGGTCAATGATTTCATGGCGCACATTGTCAAAGTTTTCAGCCAACCAAGCACCTTGACGCATGCTGAGATCATGCAGTTCGGGGCGTTGACGAATAGGCATGGTCACGGCAACAGTGTGTAGTCCTGTTCTAGCACACAAGGCACTGACCACAGCACTGTCAATGCCACCACTGATGCCCACAACCAGGCTTTTGATTCCGGCCTGGTCAGCATAGTTTCTAATCCAAGCAGTAATGCGATCCTGCAACGGCGCAACGGCCAATCTATCTTCGGTTGTAAAAGTAGTCATTAATATCCTTTTAATTTTAATACTAGCATCTCTTTGCGGCCATACCAGCGAGTCCACACAGCAGGATCGCCTGGCCCAGAGATAACATACCGAGCACAATATGCCAGTGTAAGCCATAACCACTTACCGCTAACATGACAACGCCTAGGCCATAAGCACCATTTTAAACTAGTGAACGCCCGTTCTAAAAATCTTTTGTCGTCGTAATCAGTTGGCATAACAATTCCAATATTTTCAGGGATTGGCATATAAGTCGATGGCGTGTATAATCCTCGTGGGAACATTCCGTACTTTACTTTCACTTGCCCCAGCCGTTTCCGAATAGGTCGCAATGAAGTCTTGGGCTATAATTAAATCCGCGCTCAAGGCAAATGTTGGCAATATTAAATTTATTAGCTTCGTATGGAGTTATGGTGCCGCCGACCGGCATCAAGTAAACAACGCCGGTAAATCCACCTGCACGGAACTCATCCACAGCTCTGACAGCTTCGTTGACATGGTCTTCGGTTTCAACAACAAATTTGAGATAAGCATGTCCATAGGTCTGATAGCTATTAACAATCTCAGGACGAATAGCATCCGTCCAAGATTCACCCGAGGCTGATAACTTAGCACTAACGCTAAATGTAACTTCACGTCCGGGCTTTTCATTTGCCCAGCGTAATAAGTAGTCACTAAACTTATCCTGTAGTTCTTGAGTGCCGTTGGTTTCAAATGTGATATTCTTCAAGTCTGCCATGCCGGGTTGACTCAGCAATTCTTCATAAGCACGTTGCCAACCCAACAAGGGTTCACCGCCGGTGATGACCAAGTGTACATCATTGCCATTGTTCTGCGCCCACTGGTTATTAGGGGTTAGCGCCAGCATTTGGTCTACAAGTTCTTCTGTGGTTGATTTTTTTGCAAATTTTTTAAATTCTGGATAGACAGTAGAATAACTATCACACCCTGTATTAACTAGTGGTAAATCTTCAAATTTGTTATACATGTGTATAACTTCAATTATGTCGGCAACTTCGGGGTTGGTTCCAACAATAGGAGTTGAGCAACCAAATGAGTTACATCTAAAATTGCAACCAAATGTTCTTAGAAATATCGATGGAACTCCGACAAATCTTCCTTCGCCTTGAAGACTATAAAATAATTCCGTATAATGTATATTAGACACAATTTTTCCTTGATTTAATAATGCCAGTTTCTTCAAATGTTTTACCAACAGAATTTTTAAATTCTGGGTGTAAACTTGCAAATTTATTAGTTATAATAACATCATTGTCGACAACAGTCAATGTGTTACGAGTAAATGATGGATATAAATTTAACAATTCCTTGCTTGTTTTACAATATCCTTTTGGTGTTTGGTATGAATAAATTGATGCCGCCACACTTCTTATTGTTGTGCCTTGTTTAACTGTTCTTGGTCGTTGACTAGCTTTTTGTTTTTTAGCTGTTGTTTCTAATGAATCAACTCGACCCTTTGCTAATGCTTTATATAAGATACCATTATACTTTTCAAATAATTTTTTTGGTATTCTTTTAACTTCGTTGGTTATTAAATGTTTGGCCACTACAGTATTTTTACTATATGCGCTAACAATCTTTGCATGTTCTTCTCTAACGTATGCATATACTCTACTGGTTATTTTATAATTGCGTTGAACATCACCTTTTATGGAATATAGCATTTTATGTAATGCCTTGATCATTTTAGGACTAGTAGTTGCTTTAGCTAACAATAAATGAGCAACATAATGATGTTTTGCACTGAGATCAATCAAGTTAGTTTTGGAATTGTCACCGCCAAAAGATTTTGGAATAATATGATGTTTTTCTGTGTAACCAACAAAATTAATTTTTTGACAATTATTAATAAATTTTATATAACGATCAATGATATGATTCTGTGGATTGACAGAATTTTGTAGTAAGGTCTCTAATAGACTATTTGACATAAGATACTCCAATAAGTAAGTGAAGGGCTATCTGCGTATTGGCACAGAAGGATGATCAAGTCCGTTCGCCCACTATTATTTATCTTTGACCTTGATTGGGATAGTTTTGTATGAGTAATGCGTGGTACCGTCGCGTTGTTGCGACCTATTAAAATTGCCGTAGTTGGCGTTGAGTTCTTCTGTGGTCAATTCAAAATAGTCAATGGGTTTTTTGCTATCACGAATAGCATCTGCCATTTGTTCTACTAAATTAGGTTTACGATAGTGTATTTTCATCTGCACCACCACGTTTCCCAGGGAAAGCAAATCCACACATCTTCCTCGGCTTTATTTAGGTCAACGGCTGAATAATTAATTTTTAATTCGCTAGCACTTGCTTCGTTATCTACTAACAC